GCTGGTCACAAGAAGAATTAGCCCATAAGATTGGTTGTAATGTCTCACTTATACACAAGTGGGAACAATACAAGCGTGTACCATCAAACTTTCTTTTGATATGTTGGTTAGATGCCCTCGAAGCGGAAATACAAATCAAAGCCAGACAAACTAGGCAAAAAAAATGAATGCAAAGCATGTGGTATTATAACACAATGGTTTGTAGTCTATGGTAACGGCGTATTAGTTTGTTTATCTTGCCATGAGGAGCAACGATGGCATCATCTCAGCGCAACAAAGGAAGCTATCACGAAAGATGGTGGGTCGAATGGTTTAAAACGTGCGGTGCCAAAGCGCATCGGCAACCTCTGTCAGGACAGTTGGGTGGAAGATTTGCTGGCGACATCGAAATCGAAACCAAAGACGGACGATTGATTGCTGAATCTAAATACCAAGCAACAGGACGAGGCTTTAGTTTTCTAACTAAAACACATAAAGAACAGCCAGCAGATATGTATCTCTTAAAACAAAAGAGTGGCCCGAACTTTATATGTATCGAGGTCAGTAACCCATTAGCAGAAAAAATTGTGCGTTGGATGAGAGGAGGCTAACAACCAACGCACTTAGTCTAAGGAAGAAACATGAATGTGATATTACTATGTCATATGATGTATTATAATGTCAAACTTAAAGGAGGCTAATATGAGTTTGAATCAAAAATTAAAAGTCTTAAATTATTTAAACAAACATGGTTCCATTACACCAATGGAAGCTCTTAACAGTTTTGGATGCATGCGTCTAGCATCTCGTATAAGCGAGTTGCGATGTGAAGGGCATGCAATAGAAACACGCATGCTATCAAAGGGTGGCAAGCGATGGGCGCAATATTATTTTTCAAATGAATATCCAACGGTTTCATTTGCTAGCTATGGCATCAAATAGATAGTGTTTACACACATGGCTGATGCCATGCGGCTAGAGATTGATGACCCTCTAGCCAAGTGGTTGCTTGTTACTCTATGCGATTACGCCAATGAAGCTGGCGAGTGCTGGCCCTCAACAGCCACACTCGCCAAGCGTACTGGTATGCATAGATCAAGTGTTGCTAAAAAATTAAATTATTTAGAGGAGCGTAAACTAATCAAACGTATTGAAAGACCATTCGACTCGAACCTCTATCGTGTCGTTGTCAGCGACACACCTGTCGCTCAGAGCGACACTAACCTACTAAAACCTAATATAGATAATAATAGAGAACTTTGTATTAGATATAAAATAGAAGTTGAGAAACGTTTTGGTTCTAAAAAATTTCATCACAACCTACGGCAAGAAGAATTTGCAAATGATCTGTTGTCTAAAGGATATACAGTAGATTCATTTATAGATGATGCTGTTGGTGTGTTGGAGTACAAGCTGAATAAGAAACAAGACCCACCTTATTCGTTGCTTTACTTTATCCATAGGCATGAAAAGAAAACCAAGCCTATAGATGTGCAAGGGTTACTCAATAAAGTTGTTGCAAATACGCGACTATAGTGCAATAATGCAGTTCATTAAGGAGGCATAGAATGAACAGAAAAGGTTTTATCGGAGGTTCAGACCTCTACACAATTATGAAAGGTGACTGGCACGATCTATGGCTGGTAAAAACTGGACGCAAAGAACCAGAAAATCTTGACCATATATTTAGAGTGCAGCTTGGTACTTACACAGAACAGTTTAATCTACGCTGGCTTGCAAGAGATACCGGCCTTGCTATACAGCATTTAGAAGATCAGTATGTAGGTGACGAATCTGTTGTTCAGCATCTTAGTGGTGTGCCATTCAAGGGGCAGATAGATGCTAAAGCTGTAGACGAGCAGGGTGAACCATACATAATTGAATGCAAACATACATCTAGCAATCGCAATATGGATGATATGCTTGATTCGTACATGCCACAGATACAGTTGTACATGAATCTCTTTACAACTAACAAAGCGTATCTGTCTGTAATCTTTGGCAACACACATGACTATCGTGTTGTAGATTATGATGGCAAATATTTGAAGGCAGTTTGCAAACGAGCAAAAGAGTTCTGGCATTTAGTTGAGACTGATACAGAGCCAAGCCATGACATAAGTTCATGGAAGATTGATTGGTCATCTGTAAAGATCAATGGCCTAAAAGCCAGAGATGCTAGTCAGGATAACTACTTTACATCTCTTGCATCTGATTTTGTAAACACAATGGAAGATGCCAAAGCACACGACAAAGCAAAAAAAGAATTGAAAGAGTTGATTCGTGATGATGAAAGAGAAGTGTTTTGTAAATCGTTATCTATCAAACGCGACAAGCGCGGTGCTTGTCGTATCAACGTCCTGTAACGGAGGCTACTATGGACAAGAAGGAACAGAAGAATAAAACTATTGCAGATTTTGATGAAGCTATGCTTGCATTCCAAATGCTTGCACTGTCTGCATCTAAAGATGGTAAGAACCCACACTTTAAAAGCACATATGCTACACTCGAAGCTGTGATGGATGCAGCCCGACAAGGCAACCAGTTTGGTTTGTATTTTACACAGCCATTGGATTTGGTTGCTATCGAAGGGCATGTTGTACAAGTTGTAAAGACAATCATTACGCATGTACCATCAGGTGAAAGAAAAGAAAGTCTTTGCCCTGTGCGAGTAAAAGATAAAGACAACCCACAACAAATGGGTAGTGGTATTACCTACGCTAAACGTTATGCATTGCAATCAGCGTATGGCTTGCCATCAGAAGATGACGATGGCAACGATGCATCAAGAAGCAAACCGCATGTTGTAAAACCAGACAACGATGAACCAGTTGGTTCAGAGTTTGAATTGTAAAGGAGTGCCTATGGAATATGATAATACAAATAGGGGGGTTGCATTCCCCCCACTAGACAAGCAACGTATGTTGCTGACAGGTAGCTGTGACTACGATGGTGATGGCAAGAAACAATTAGTTCTTGTTACAGATACAGATAAACAAGATCGTAATGTGCTTGTAGTTTACCAGCGTGTCGGTGTGCTGTATGCAGACGATGATGCTACACCTGACAACAAAAAGCCAAACTATAGTGGCCCAATGGACAACAACTATAGAATGGCAGGTTGGAAACGAGAGAAAGATGGTAAGAAATATCTATCTCTAAAACGTGAACCACGACAGTATAATGGTTCACAAAATACACAAGAAACTTCACAAATATCTGAGGTTATCAAGGATGATATTCCGTTCTAGGATAGTCTTTACGGCTACACGAAACGGATAGAGCAGGGATATGTCAGCCGTATCCCTGCTTTTTTATTGGAGGGCATTATGAAACTAAGTAACTTATTTACATTTCTTCTTATATGTTACCTTGCATTTACTTTATCGTTTACAATTTCTTTTCTCGTTCATTAGGAGGCAATAATGAAAGTACCTACAATAGAAGAAATCAAAGACGCACTTAGATTAGTAAGTGACAATCCATCATACAAACAAAAGATCAGTCGTGATAAAGCCAAAGAACAAGGACTAAAAACATTCTTTACTGGCACTACCTGTATTCATGGGCATGTTGCAGATAGATTAGTTTCAAATGGTAACTGTGTAGAATGTTATTACGTCAATAAACGGACATATTAGTCATGCCAAAAATATCTAAAAGACGGCAAGCAGTTATAGATTCCTATGGTTTCAAACCAAAAGGCAGACCACGAAAGCCTAAATCTGTAGACCTTCACGCCCACTTACCTAAGAACTCTCCTATCAGGATACAACGTGAACTAGAAGAGATGGGCATTGAAACAGCCGAAGAAACCATAAGTGCTAAACAAACCAGACTCAACAACATTGCACTCCGTACAAAAAAATCAAAAACAAACTGGTTACGATACTCACCAACTCCCAATGAAGTTGTAAACAAAATTCATTTAGATGGATTGTTGTCTGCTAGTAATGCAAAGAAAGGAACAGTAGATAAACCAACAATAGCTGGTGAATCATCTGCACCGTTCTATAACTACAAAGATAACTTTATTGAAGAACAACATCATGGCAAAGCATCAGCCTATGACCCAAGATTTATAGACCTAATAGAAATACAAGAGTCAGGTAAAATGATATGGCATGGCGATACCTGTGCAATATGTACCATGCCGCCATCAACCATTGGCGAAGTTATGCTTGCTCAATATGGTGAAGCAAACTTTGTCTGCACAGATTGCGGTAAATTAGTTGAAACAAAAGGT